AAATATTCTAATAATCCAGAAGAAATTGGTAAACCAAAATTAGATATAACACCTGCATTGAAATATGGTGAAATTGTGGTGATAAGTAAAAGACTTGCACAAATGCAGTTTTCTCCTGGTCCATTAATTTTAGAGATAAAAGAAAAATTAAAAGATTTTAATCCTGAAGAGGACTATGTTTTAAATTATGGTGACCCTAATATAATACAATCTGTGGGTAGTATACTAGCAATAAGATTTAAAAAATACAAAACATTAAAATGGGACAGAAGACAAGAAGCGTATTATGCTATTGAAATGGATTTTACAAATATAAGTTGACAATAAAAATTAGTGGTTTATATAGAAAGCAGTAACTAGAAAGAGGATTAAATGAGTGATTTACAAAAAATGTTTATTGAGGATGCACCTCAACAACTTAACGAATTAAATAATCCAGAGTCATTATCTGGCCATGTTTTAGAATTACAAAAACTAGAAGATGAAATAAAAATGGATGAAGAAAAATTAAATAAAAAGAAAGAGCAAGCAGATAGATTATCTCAACAAGTAATACCAGAGATTATGGAATCTATGAAACTTAAAACAATGAAATTAAGAGACGGGTCTGCAATAGAAATAAAAGAAATTTATAGCGCAACAATACCTGTAGATAAAAGGGTAGGCGCTTTTAACTGGCTTCGAAACAACGACTTGGGTGATCTGATTAAAAATGAGATCACTGTTTCCTTTGGTCGTAACGAAGATACCAAGGCGCGTGAATACGCTGACCTTGCCGAGAGTAATGGGTATCAGCCTCAACAGAAACTTAAGGTTGAGCCCATGACTCTCAAAGCACTATACAGAGAGCGAGTCGAAAAAAATTTAGACTTACCCTCTGAACATTTTAATCTGTTTAAGGGAAACAAAACAAAAATCACAAGGAGCAAATAACATGAGTCAAGAAACAGGAGACTTAGCAACAAAACAAGGTGGTGCATTAGCAACATTAGACTTTGTATCAGATTCAGGAATGGGTCTTGAGAATATAGACAAGTCAGATCTTGCATTACCTTTTCTGAAACTATTACAATCAGGTTCAGATGAAACTAAAAAGAAACATGCAAAGTATGTTGAAGGAGCAGAAGCAGGTATGTTCTACAATACAGTTACAAAAAAATTGTATAGTGGAGAGAAAGGAATAGAAGTTATTCCTGTCTTTTACAAAATGACATATCCAGAATGGGCACCTTTTGAAAAAAGAGAGGGTAGACCTATCCACAATGATAGGGGTCCAGGCATCATGAGTCAAACAACTCAAAATGATAGAAATAAAGATATGCTAACAAATGGTAACGAGATTATCAAAACAGCAAATCATTTTGTAATTATTTTGGGTGATAGACCAGAAAAAGCTTTGATGACAATGAAATCAACACAGCTTAAAGTTAGTAGAAGTTGGAACTCACTGATGGAAGATCAGTTTGAGAACGATCCAAAGACTGGCAAAGCTGTACCGGCACCAATGTTTTCTAGAGTGTATAAACTAAACTCGGTAGAAAACTCTGGTAGTTTTACTTGGCATGGATACAATATTAATTTGATAAAGAAGGTGGACGACGCTGGAGTTTATCAAATGGCAAAAGATTTCCATAACTCGTTAAAAAATAGTCAAGCGAAAGCTGAGTCTAATAAAGAAGACTCAAACTATTAATTCTACTCTGTCAAGAGGAGATAGGGGTAGCAAAGCGAGAGTGGAGCTACCCCGACCCGGGATCTTATGGTTGATGAATTTATAAAATTATTTACAGGATACCAAGGTGATTTTGGTATCGCAGACATGTCTTCTGCACAATTAGACACAGAAAAAAATAAACTTAAACCTAATTACGAATGGGCAGGTAGACCTATTACACAAGGTGATTACAAAGATCACATAGAGGGTAAGATATCTATTGGTATACAACCATGTAGATTAGATAAAACTTCACAATTTGGTTGCATAGATATTGATCCAAAAAATTATTCAACATTTAAAATAGAAAATTATTTAGCACTATTTCAACAATACAAACTACCATTAATACCTTTATTATCTAAAAGTGGAGGACTACATTGTTATTTGTTTTTAAAAGAACCGATACCGACTATTGATCTAATCTCGGCTTTGAAATCTTTTTTACTGCCTCTTGGATTAGATCCTGATACAGAGGTTTTTCCTAAACAGAAAGAATTGAAAGAAGATGATAAAGGAGAGATAAAACCAGGTAACTTTATAAACCTACCATATTTTAACAATGGTAATACTAATCGATATGCAGTTGATAAAGATAATAATAAATTAAATATAGATAAATTTTTACAAGCAGCAGAGCAAAGTAGAATAGGTAAACAAGAGCTAGATAAATTAGTTGATCAAACATATAAAAATATTTTAGTGGGCACAAATGAAGAGTTTGATGATGGTCCACCGTGTTTAGCTCTTTGCTCTAAAAGAAAATTAGATGATGGCAGAGACAGGTTTATGTACAATTACATGGTATTTGCTAAAAAGAAATATAAAGATAAATGGCCCGACAGTGTTGCAAACGCAAACTATAATTATCTTGAGACACCTTGGGATAAATCAAAACTAGATTCAAAGATAGCTGCATGGAAGAAAGACACTGCAGGTCATACTTGTTACGAAGATCCAATACATAGTAAGTGTATGCGTAGTCTTTGTTACTCTAGACCTTTTGGTGTTAAGTCAGATAGTATCACAATGTTTCCAGATATTACAGACTTTGAAATTATTATGTATGCGGAACCAGAATATAGATTTAATGTGGCTTTACCAGATGGCACAAAAGCTGGTGTTGTAGCAAGCAACAGGCGACTAATAACAAAACAAACAGAGCTACTTGATTTGATATGGGAGCAGACAGGTATCTATCATGAGCCACTAAAACCAAAAGACTTTAGAGCTAAACTAACAGATTTTAGAAAAAATTCTGTAAAGATAACACCACCAAAAGGAACTCAAATAGAAGATAGATTAGAAGAAGAGTTATATCAATATTGTGTAAATGGACCAAGAGCTAAAAATAGAATCCAAATAAATAGTGGATCTTGTCTAACAGAGGATGGCCATCACTATTTTAAATTTACATCTTTCATAGATCATCTAGGTGCAAGTTGGAAAATACCAGAGGAGCGTATCGCACAAAAATTAAAAGATAAATGTGAGGTAGAGTTTAATCATTCTCTTAACGTAGATGGCAAAACAATGAAAGTATGTAGAGTAAAACAATTACATATAGATAAAATAGAATATAAACCAGTTGATAGAAAGAAGAGTAATTATTAATGAGATATAAAGTAGTAGGACCACCAGGAACAGGTAAGACTAGAAGATTATTAAATGAGGTGCAAAGGTATGTAGATAAAGGCGTATCACTAAAAAAGATAGGTTACTTTGCATTTACAAGAAAAGCTGCAGGTGAAGCAAGAGATAGATTTTTAAAAGTTAAAACAGAACTTACAAAAAAAGATATTAAGTATTTTCAAACTTTACACTCTCTAGCTTTTAATACCTTAGGACTCAAAGAAGAAAATGTTATGCAAGATTTAAATTATAAAGTTATTGGTGAGACTTGTGGGATACAAATTAAATATGCTTCATATGAAATAAATAATTGGAATGGTATATTTTCATCAGACAGTGAATATTTAAGTTTAATAAATTTAGCTAGAGTTAGACAAATATCTGTGATGGATCAATTAGATCTTAACGAACATCTATCTAAAATAGAAAGAGATAAATTAGATGCTATTGAAAAAGAAATTAAAAGTTACAAAGATGTGTATGGTTTAATTGACTTTACAGACATGATACAAAAATTTTTAGATCAAGATGTTACACCAGACTTTGATGTAATATTTGTAGATGAAGCACAAGATTTATCATTAATACAATGGGCTATGATAAATAAAATAGAGAAAGATACTAACTGTGATGTATGGGTTGCAGGTGATGATGACCAAGCAATATTTGGTTGGGCTGGTGCAGATGTAGACTCATTTATAAACTACAATGCAAAAGAAATACCACTAAAACAGTCAGAAAGAGTGCCAAGTATTATACAAGAAATTGCACTAAATGTCATTACTAGAATAGAAGAAAATAGGATTGACAAAGAATATTTTCCAAAGTCTGAAACTGGAGAAATTTTTGAAAGATATAGATTGTCAGACATAGATATGTCAACAGGAGATTGGTTGATATTAACTAGAACAAAATCATTATTAAAATCTGTGCCAACATATTTAAAAAAGAAAGGTTTATTTTTTAATACAGCACAAGGCAACAGTATTGGTAAAAGTTTGTACGAGGATATTCAACATTGGTCCTCATTACAGAAAAAAATAACAATACCTGATATACAAATACAAAGAATAAAAGAAAGAATGAAAGGAACAATGAATCTATCTCTTAAATGGTATGATGCATTTGATAAGTTATCAGATAGTCAAATAACCTACATGCAATTATTATTATTGAATGGAGAAGATCCAACAAAAGAAGCAAGAATAAAAGTATCAACAATACATGGAGCTAAAGGTGGTGAGGCAACAAATGTAATATTGTTTTTGAATCATACATCAAACACACTAAAGGGTGCAAAAAAATCTGCAGCTAAACAAGATGAAGAGTATAGAGTTTGGTATGTAGGTATAACAAGAAGTATGAAAAATTTATATTTAATTAAATCACAAAATAAATCAAAGGAGTTTAAAATATGACAAACAAAGAAATATTTAAGGGATCAGTATATAAATCATTACAAGAACAGGTAGGCGGTAAACATTATCACTCAATGAAGATTCAACCAGCAGAGTTTATAAATGAGAACAAGTTGCTTTTTGCAGAGGGGAATGCTATAAAGTATATCTGTCGACATCAGTCAAAAGGGAAAGAAGAAGATATAAAAAAAGCAATACATTATTTAGAAATGATATTAGAAAGAGATTACTCATGATATTTAATGCACAAACAGAATGGGTTAAACCAACAGAATTTCCTGATTTAAGATTTTGTGAAGAGATTGCAATTGATTTAGAAACACACGATCCAGAATTAAAAACTATGGGATCAGGTTCTGTTGTTGGTAAAGGTAAAGTTGTTGGTATTGCAGTTGCAACAGATGGCTACTCAGGGTACTTTCCATTTGATCATGAGGGTGGTGGTAACCTAGAAAAAAGTAAAGTATC